CATGGCTGCGTAAGCCTGGTCGGCCGCGTCCTGGGCGAGCCAGGAATCGAGGTCGGACTTCACACTGCCAGACGAGTTGAGCACGACCTGAACGGCGTACTGCTGAGCAGCGACCGCGTTGGACTGGGCCGCTGTTGCGTAACGCTGAGCGGAAGCAAGCGCGTCTTGCGCCTGCTTGGCGAGGGCCTTTGCCCGCTTAGCGTCCTTTTTGCGAATAAGATCGGCTTCGTTCTGCAGCTTGATCGCGTTCTGCCGAGCCGCCGCAGCGGAAGCAGCAGCGTCTTGAGCACGCTGGTTGAGAATATCCGCCCTACCCGCAGCGTCAGCCTCATTGAACGCTCGTGCGTCGTCCTCGGCCTTGTTGGCGGCTTCCACGCCCCTCAGAGATGCAGCAGAGGCGTTTGCGTAGGCCTGAGAGCGATTCTCGAGGTGCTTGGCCTGCGCATTGATGGAAGCCTTCTGGGCCTTGGTCAGCTTCTTGTTGTGAAGCTTCTGACGCGTGAGCGCCGCAGCGAACTTCAGAGCGTCCGCCTTGGCTTGCTGAGCATTTGCCTTGAGCTGAAGATCCGTCGTGGTTCGGGTCACCATGTCGTAGGTGTCCTTCGCCATGGTCACACCGGCCGCCTTGACGATGTTCAGCGAGGCGGAGATGCCATTGACGAATCCCTTCGCCACATTGATGCCCAGAGACTTGAAGACTCCAGACGGTGAGTGAATATCGAGAGCCTCCATCGTGGCATTCACAGACGCCAGAGCAAGACCAACCGAGCTCTTCGAGACGATCCTCTTAGTTGCCTCGATGCCGTTGGCCAGACCCATCCCGATGAAGTTACCGAACCCATGCATGACCTTGGACGGTGAAGCGATGCCCATGATTTTCTTGAGTGGTCCGGGAATAGCGTTTGCCAGAGCCGAAACTGCCGACCGCACTCGTGACATGCCCGTGCTAAGCAAGCCTCCAGTAAGACCGTCGACCAAGTCGAAGGCAATCTGTCGACCGGCTGCACCGATCTGTCCCGAGTACTTCTTGACCGAGGAGTCAACCGCGTTCAAGAACTTCAGGATCGTCTTTCCAGCAGCGTCCACGATTCTAGACGCGGCATTACCGATTCCCACCACGAACCTGATGATGAGGTTCGTTCCCGCGTTGACAACGCGGTCGAGGTGGTTCGAGATTCCATTGATGAACTTGACCACAATATCGGTCGCGGTCGACATCAGTCTCGGTAGACGGTTGCTGATACCGGTCAGAATCCCCTGGAGGATCGCCATACCGGTGGTAACCATCTTCGGGATGCTATTTTGAAGAACTCTCAGACCAGTGTTGATGAGCACCTGGAACATCCGCCCGAACTTCGGCGCGTTCTTCGTGATGGTGTCGATCAGCTTGCCCAGGAAGTTGTTGAAGACCGTGAAGACCTTTGGCAACAGCCTGTTCGCCGAGTCGAGCAACGAAGACATGATCTTGACGAACGAGTTTGCGATCTTCGGCGCCGCCTGAGCGATTGCCCCGACGAAGTCGACGAAAGCGGTCGCAGCAGCTACAGCAATCTTCGGAAGTAGCTTCAGGAACGACTCGATTGCCTGAATGATCACATGGATCGCAGCCGTACCCGCAGCACCAAGCGCAGCCAACCCGAGGGCTAGCACGCCAATTCCTGCCGCGGCAAGGCCTACACCAGCACCCAGCATCACCACTGCAGCACCTAGGGCCAGAAGACCCGGAGCCACAGCTTCAGCCAGTGCACCAGCAGCAATAAGAATCGCCAGTCCAGCAGCGAGAGCGATGAGACCCTTAGCAAGAGCCTCGATGCTCATGTTACCGAGGATCACCAACGAGGCTGTCAGAGCTGTGATAGCTCCAGCAGCGATGAGCAGAGCGGCAGCACCGCCCAATGTTCCCTTCATGAGGTTGAGCGCGATGACTACTTCGCCAAGGCCGATGGCCAAAGCAATAAGTCCCTTGCCGAGTTGCTCCAGACTCATGCTCCCGAGCACCTTCAGGGCACCCGAAAGGAGAATCATGGCAGTCGCAACCGCATTGAGACCTGCACCCGCGAGGATCATCTTCACGCCGCCTGGCATGAGTCGCATGGCTCCGGCGATGACCACCATTGCTCCTGCGATTCCCAGAAGGCCCTTGCCCATGGTCTCCAAGCTCATGCTGCCGAACAGCAAGACAGCGCCAGCCATCAAGTTCAGCGCAGTCGCCAAGAGAGTCATGCTCGTTGCGGCAAATATGAAGCTCTTGCCGAACTTGCCCATCAGAGCCGAGACTCCGACCATCATGAGCATGGCGCCCGCGATAGCCGTAAGCCCCTGGGCTAGAACCTTGGGGTCCATCAGTCCAAAGGCTGCAACGGCTGCCGACATCGCAAGAATTGCCGCGGCCAGCAGGTCCATCGCAGTGGCCATCATCACGAGGCTGAAGCTCTTGTTGATCTTGGCCATCAGCGCAAGCGCACCAACGAGCTCTGTCATGAGAGCTGCAACAGCAGCCAATCCCTTGCCCAGCTTCTCGGCCGGGATGTTCGACAGAACCAGAAGCGATGCCGCAAGAATGCCGACAGAGATTGCGATCTTCATGAGCGAGCCAGCCTTGATGTTCTGCTGGTATGCCTCGAGAGTGTCCCCAAGTGCGCCGAAGACGCCCTTGATGTTGGAGATCATTCCGCCTGCGTTGCTGAACAGGTTGTCCAGCGTGTCAAAGAACTTCTTGATCACCAGGAAGCCGCCACCAGCAGCCGCTCCACCAAATATCGTGGCCCAGTCGAAGCCATCGAGGCTACCGAACAGGTCAGAAATATAGCCACCGATCTTCTTGACACCATTGCCGATCGCCGAAGCGATCTTGGAGATGCCAGGACCGAGGCCGCTCAGGCTTCCGAAGAAGCCGTCGAGCTTGGTGTTCGCCGTGTCGACGACTCGACCGCTGACGAAGTTGTCGAACTGCTGAAGCAGTCGACCGATCGCGGCTGCAACGCTCAGGATGCCGCCGGAGGCTCCTCCAGCGAACAGCCCGAAGAAGCCGAATATGGCGTGGAAGATCGTCCCCACGATGCTGATCCCGGCGTGAAGCACCGAGAATATGCCAGTGAAGACGTCCTTGACCATGGCGGCAGTCTTGTCGCTCATGCGAAGCTTCTCGGTGAAGTCCTGGAAGCCCTGCGTCATCTCCTTGAGACTCTTGACCGTCGTCGGAGGGAAGACCAGGTGCCAGGCTTCGCCAATCGCCTTGAATATCGCGATGATCGGCTGAGCAATGTTCTTGAAGCCCGCGATCAGGTCGCCCCGACCGCCCTGCTTCATCCAGCCCGTGAGCAGCTTGTCGACGCGACCGAACGCTCCGCTGATCGAGTTGACGATGCTGTTGCCAACGCTCGTCCAGAGCTTTGCCGACTGGTTGAAGTTTCCGAAAATATCCTGGAAGATCTTCGCCCAACCAGAGCCGACCGACTCCTTGATGACGTCCATCATCTGCGGGAACGTCTTGATCCGAGTAGCAGCCTGCTGCGCAGTCTTGGCCATCTGCTGGATGGCCTTCTGCTCCTCCTTGTTGAAGCCCATCGCCTTCAGCTGAGCCTTGGACAGGTCGCCCGTGAACTGCTGAAGCGTGTTGGTCAGAACCTTGGAGGTCAGCCAGCTGTTGTGACCAGGCTTGGACTGGATCGACTCACGGAAGGACTCTCCCGCGATCGTCAGGGTCTTACCTGACTTCGTTCCCGCGATCTGAGCCTTGTCGATCGCACCCATTGCGGCTGCCGTGTTGGCAAGAGCCTTCTGGAAGGTCTTACCACCCATGCCGGCGTTGACCACCGAGTTCCAGTCCTGCAGACCGACACGCCCTGCGGCAATGGCCTGAGAGAGCTGGTACATAGCGCCCGAAGCCTGCTGAGAGCTCGAACCGGAAAGCGCCGCAAGGTTCGCGATACCCTTGATCGACTGAGTCGAGGTCTTCAAGTCCACACCGGCAGCCGTGAAGGTACCGATGTTCTTCGCCATCTCCGAGAAGTTGTAGATCGTCTTGTCGGAGTAATGGTTCAGGTCATTCATGTACTTGTTGACCGTGTCAACACCCTTGCCGGTGTTGGCCATGACCGTCTGAATCGAGTTCAGGTTGGTCTGGTACTCGTTGAAGCCGTCCATGATTGGCGCAAGCGTCAGCGACTTGACCATGCTCAACCCTGCGTTGACCATCTTGTTCGTGATCGTGGCGACCACGGTGAGGGCAGCAGCGTTCAGCGCACTGAACTTCTGCTTCACCCCATCGGCGCCCTTGGACATGTTGTCCAGGCCATTGTTGCCATCGATCTTGCGAAGATGGCCCGTCAGGCTGGTAAGTGCAGAAAGGGTCGACTTCACGCCGCCGAGAAACTGCCGATTATCGATCCTCATGTTGACGATTCTCTCGTCCACATTGCTCATGAAGTCACCGCCTTCCAAACGTTGTCCGCGATCTGGTCAAATATCGGGCGAAGTGCCGGATTGATGTAGTCCCGGGCCGTGACGTATCCGCCGGTGCGGGTGCCGTGACCGAACTGGAGAAGAACCGCGATGATCTCTCCGTTGTTCTGGTGGGAGTTCGTCCAGTAAATATCAATGAGACCGCCCTTTTGGACGATCTCGTAACTCCAAGCAGCGGCAGTTGCTCCGCTGTCGACGGGGGTAGCTGCAGCAAGTGCGCGAACGCCTGCCTCGCAGAAGGGGCGGATCCGACTTTCGATGGTGTTCGGCTTGGCCGCGTTGGCCAGGAACTTTTCCATGTTCTTTGTTGAACCGGATGCCGTTAGCCGGATCATGCCGCTCCTTTCTACGGAATGGTCTCGCCAGTCGATGCAACCTCGTAGGTGCCGTCGCCGTGGTCCTTGGATTCCACGTTGTCGATCTCGAACTCGCCCGTGAGGTCATCCACGCTGATGTACTTGTAGGAGCCCTCGGCTTCCCAGGTCCCGTCCCCGTTGTCACGAATAACCACGACGTCGCCGTAGTTCATCATCTCGAACAGGGACTGGATCGTCGGGAGGGTTGGCTCCACGCCGTAGGTCCCGTAGAGGATGTTCTCGATGTTCTGCATCGAGCGAATATCCAGATTCCTTGAGTCGATGATCACGTGAGCCGTCGGTCGGAATCCATCGATGGGCTGCGGGATGGCTGAAATATCGAACTCGAAGGGCGTGGGATCGTTGCTTCCGCCGGAGATCGTCTCGTACTGGACGTCCGACATCGCAGCCGTGACGCCGTAGAGAATATGCACCTTGTAGTGCTTGCCGTCTCCATACATCGTCCGGTAGCTGAGCCCGAACTGGTCTGGCACCTGGGAGTCCAGGAACAGACCGTCCGCTGCTTCGACGATGCCGCAGATCTCGGCGAACTCGTCAGGGAAGGTGATGGCCGAAAGCGTGGCCGAGTACTCCCGCGGCGTAACGGTCGTGAGGAACTTTCGACCGTTCACGTAGTAGGTGTTGGTCTGCTGAGATCCGCTCTCGTTGACGCTGACGAGGCCGTTCCAAGCCACGGCGGGCTTGCCCGTTGGGTACAGAACGCCTCGGTCCAGACCTCCCTGGACCTGCTTGTCCTCCTGCTTTCCCCACTGGATTCGTGACATGTACTACTCCTTTCAGCCGGAGGTGCCAAGCTTCTTCTTGCGCGCCTCGTTCATCTCTCGGTACTTGGCAGCAACGGAGCTGGCCGGCTGCTTCTGCGGCTTGGTGTTCTTCACGCTGCAGATTCGGATTAGTGTCATCAAGCGATTGAGATGCCAGTGCTGAGCATCCCAGTTGATCTGCGCAGTGAGCATCCAGTAGTAGATGAGCTCAGAGGTCACGTTCTCCTTGCGCCCAGGCTTCTGCTGAATATCCTGCACGACCGTTGCGGTTCTCTTCGAGTTGATGTACTCGACAAGAGCCACTTGGTCCTTTGGCTCGAGCATTTGGACAAGGTCCACGCGGTCGAGCGGAGAGACAAGCATCTGCTCGAAGTAGCTGAGCATCTCCTCGTTCGTCTTGGTGTCGGTGTCGCTCCATGAGAAGAACGGCTTCTCATGAATCGACTCCCATTTTGAAAGAGAAACCAGAGAGTGCTCGAACTCGAGCCGGGTTCCCTGAACAACGATGCTGAACACTCTCTGGTCCTCCTTCTAGGTCGTTCAGACGCCCGTGAACGACCAGTCGTTGTCGACACCCTCGGCGAAGTAGCCACCGGGGGCCGGCTGGGCGGTGACGAACACCGTGTCGCCCGCCGCAACCGGGATGTCACCCGTGACGGGCTCGCCGTCGACGTAGTAGACGGTGTCGGCGTCGTTCGGGATGCTGACGGTGTTGTTGGCGAACGTCGGAGCGGTCGGGGTGACCGCCGTCGCCGTGCCGGCGAAGAGCGCGATGACCTCGTCGGGAAGCGGGAGGCGCGGGTTCACGCCCTCCGAACCGTAGAGGATCAGCTCGAGAGCGGCCAGGTCGTCCGCGTCCACCTTGGTGCTGTCGATGGTGACCAGCGAGGTGGGCTTGTGACCCGTGACCGGAACCGGCGTGGTGCTGAACTCCCACGAGAACGGCATCGCCTCGGGAGAGTCGTTGACGGAGGCGTAGGCACGCTCCGAGGGAGACGCCTGCGCGCCGTAGACGAGGTGCAGCTTGTAGCCGAAGTCGTCGCCCTCGACGTCGTTGCCCAGCTTGGTGCGGTAGCTGAAGCCGAAGGGCGGACGGTTCTGCTGGCCGATGCGCACGCCACCGCTGAGGATGACACCGCCGTCAAACTGCGTGAACTCGTCGGGGTAGGTGACGGCCTCGATGGTGCCACCGAACTCCTCCACGGAGAGGAGGTTGAGGTACTTGATGTTGTCGGCGTAGACCGGGTTGGACTCGGCGCCCGACGGGGTCTCCGTGACGGTCGTGAGGCCGTTCCAGGCGACACCGTTGTTGTAGGTGCTGCCCTGGGGGATGTAGAGGACGCCGTGATCGACGCCGGTCTCGTACTCCCGGTTGCCCGTACCGTCCCAATTGATTCGCACGATGGGATTCCTTTCTGAGTCAGTAGTAGAGCTCGAATACGTCATGGTTGAGGCCATCAGCCACGAAACTCCGAGCGTCGGAGCAAAGCGGGAGCAGGCCTAGTTTTTCGACTGCCGGGTTTTCCGGGTCACGGTCGATGAGAGTTACCTGGTATCGCTGAACACGGCGATAACCGGCGTTGTCGGCAGAATTTCGCCAGGCGCCATCACGGGAATACACGATGCACGGGTACTCCATCAGGACGTTTTCCTTGGGCTGGAAATATACGTTCTCGCTCCCCAGAATCTGCTCAAGCAGACTCTGGAGCTCAAGCCGTCGGCCCACGGTACACCTCCCCGATCATCAAGATGAGGCGGGGCCTCCGTGTTTGAACGGAACGAACCGTCCAAAGAGACCCCGCCCACTTGACGTACTTGATGGCTTGCCAGTTCTCTAGCGCATAGGCATCTGCAACAACGCTGATTGTCGTCTGGAAAGCATTCTCAGTGAGAATGTTGTCTCCAAGCGACATGGTTTGCGTGTTCTGCGTGACATCTCCGCGGTAAATATGCTCGGTAATCTGGTCTTCCCAAACACCTTTGCTCTTTTCCGCGGGGAAGCCGAAGCCGATCTCGCCTGAGAACCGCATTTAGCCTCCTATTTTGACGTTCGAGCTCAGCCCGCGTTCTCGAAGGTCCAGCTGTTCTCGCTGGTCGCGAAGTACGAGCCGGACGCCGGCGTGGCCTCGACGGTCACGCTCTCGCCCGCGGCGAGAACGATGGTCGAACCGCCGGCCAGGGTGGCACCGGTGTCGGTCCGGGTGTAGACCGTGTCCGCGTCGTTCGGGATCGTCACCGTGTCGGTGGCGTCGTTGTAGCTCGGCGCGGTGGGCTCCGCCAGGGTGGCAGTGCCAGCCGCACGACGCACGACCAGAGCCGACTTGTACTTGGTGAGAGCGCCCGAGCAACGGGTCTCCAGCAGGTACTTGTACTGGTTGAAGTCGATGTCGAAGTCGTCGAACATCGTGAGGTCGCCGCCACGGTCTGCACCGATGGTGTAGTCCTGGAGGTTGACCATGATGCCGACCAGGGTCGGGTCCTGGTCCATGACCTCGACAGCCACGATCGAGCTGCAGCGGATCGCCGCGGCCAGGTCCTGCGCGGTCGGGTAGATGCGCCGGCC